GCAGCGTAATTGCTCGACCAAGAGCCGATGAAGCAATATCCTCTGCATAGAAGCGGCGCATATTTTGGATATATTGATCCCTAACCCCATGAGCGATGTTAGAAGTCGCAGGGTGAGGATCGTTAGCATCCCGATAAACTTCTGCTCTGCATGTAATGTAACCCTTTTCGACATCGTGGTAAGTGATTTCAATGTTAGTCCTTCCCATAGGGTAATTCTCAATGAACCATTTGTTCAAGGTTGCTACTGTCTCGTAATCATCTAACTTATACATAAAGTTCATTCTCCTCTGTTGCTAATTGTCCAGCGATGGCAAGGTAACTAGCGCCGTCGATCCAACTGTCGACCTTTTGGCTGTCCTCGATGGTTCTTGCAATCTTGATGAGCGAGAGTATGACTGCAACCTGGTAATCCTCAACCGGCATTTCCAGATAGGCGCTGATAAGTCTTGCTGCTCTAGCCATGTTGTCAGATGGATGACCGTAGTGCAGCCCGCGTTCTGAATAAAGATCCGTTGCACTCTGTAGGATTTCAGCATGCTTCATGATCTCACCTTCTCGCGCTTGTCGTAGTACTCGCGGACTGCTCTGCGACCTTCGATGTAGCCTGAATTAACGCCCATCGAGTAAAAGATTATGACTGAAAATAACCACAACACCATAACGATGCCGATTTCATAGAGTTCCATTTACTGCCCTTCTAGTGCGCCCTTCGCACCTTCTTGGCATAAGTGTCGCACAACTAGCAGACACGCCCTGGCACATTTTGATAACGATTTGGTAACGATTCTGCCTCGTCAACCGCATCATCTATCGACCGGAGGATGTCTGGAAAGTCATCGAGCCCTGCCATAGCGCCTTCCAGCCACTACGAAAGTGCCATCCTTTTCGATGTTGATAATACTGATCTGGTTGCCCTTGGCATCTTCCTCGACAATGATGAACGCTTGCTGCCAGTTGTGGGTCTTAGTGTAAGTAGCCTGACGGATATCCATAAGATGACCACCTTCGTAGCCTCGAATGATGCGGGTGATCTTGCCCCCAGATGACTCAGAGAACTGAGAAAACCCTGCTCGGTGAGTGTGACCGCAGATAGTCGAGATACCCGCTCTACGGGCGCTCTCAAGGGCTGTAAGCCCTGGTGTGGGCTTCACGCTACCTTCATCACCATGCACCGCTATAACGCCCTTAGCGACCGCGTAGGGCTTCTTATGATAGGTGATGCCTAACTCGTCTAACTTCATAAACTTCTCAAAGCGTAGTTCAGGTAAAGACATAAAGGCTGGGATCTTATTCATGATTACATTGAATAGTCTATCCGTATGGTTGCTTCTTATCATGTGCTGAGACTTGGCATATTCGCCTAAGCGCCAGAGGATGTCCACCGTCATATCGCGGTTCTCGGCTAAGGTCTGCTCGTACCAGCCTGGCTTTCCTTCTGACCAACGCCCGATCTCTGTGAAGTCTGCTTCATCTCCCAAAGTAAGTACGCTATCTGGGCGGTATGCTTTAATAAAAGAGATAACATTGTTAACGCTTACTGAGTCATGCAGGGGAACTTGAAGGTCAGGTACGACCACTGTTCTACGCATAGCCATAATTTAATCCTCATCGTCATCATCGTCATAGGGGATGCGGTCGGGTGATTGTGGTAGCCAGTTAGGGCTAGGCAAGATCGTGGCAGGGTAAGTATCGGTGGCAGTTACTATGTATAGAGCCTGATCTACTGTGAAACCAGACTTGCGAAGTGCCTTGTAATACTCGTTTAACCCAATGCAGTAACTCTCAAGCATTGAGTAATCCTCAAGATCGATAACCCGTTTCTTTGGCATGGCTTTATTGTGACTTATTGCATAGGATTTCGTAGATTTTATCAACGCGTGTCTCTAAACGATTTACTGAGTCCTTTAGGCTTGAACCACTATTCGGCTTCAATTCCGCTAAATAGTGACGAACCAAGAAGTGAAGCATCGCAGTTACACCACCCAGCACCGTCACGATCGCTACTGCAAGTGCAGCATAATCCTGTGTTGTCATTTTTTAGGGGTCGCATATCCAAAGACTCCAGCAAGTACAGCCCAAAGGATCGAGCGGTAATCGGCTGCGAAGTTAGAAGCAGCCCAGGCGGATAAGAACGCACCGGCGGTTAGTACGAGTGGATTTTTCATATTCATTTATTTGCCTCCTAATAGCGGGATATTAAAGAACGAACCATCCTCATCACCTTTAGGAGTGAGAGAGATATGGCAATGCGCGTGATGCGGATTAGATCCCTTGTATTTTCTCCAGCGCCAGCCCAAGCGAGACGATGCAATTCTGCCGTTGAATATGACATAGGAGATGCGCTTGTCACCTGCCTTGGCTGCGAGTCGAATTTGATCAGCAATATCGGGCATGAGGTCAGGCTTGCCGCCCTTATGGACATCTCTATCGATGTCGATTGCTCTAACCACCCCAGTCTTTGGATCAGGGTTGTGATCGCTAGGGCGCGATGAATGACGCAAGTCACCGATCCAGCCATCGGAACGCCTATCGCGATCTGGGTAGGTGTCATCGAACTGCTCTCTTAACTGTTGAGCGGCTTTACTTAGTCTTGGTTTCATCCAAGTAATACAGCCAACTCAGCCTCAGTCAAGCCTAAGCGCTCTGCAATAGCAGCCTTAGCCTCAGCCTTCTCTGCTGCTGCTTGCTCCTCATCGGCTTTAGCCTTTGCATAAGCAATAGCATCTGCCTCGCGTTGTGCGACTTCCTCGGCTGTTAGTTCTACTTCTGTAACTTCGCCTGTCTCGCAGTTAACGATGATCTTTGTGTCTGCCATTTTATCTCCTTATGATTTGGATATGCCGTAAAGGGTTGCTGTTGAGTATTGAACGAAATTGCCAGAATTAGGTAATAATTTAATAGAAGTTATAGCCGCAGTACTATTCCAAAGACCAGCGAATAAAGCCATATCTGCGGCGCTTGCGTTGGTTTCCGTTACTGCATCAACTGCAACCGACTTGGCTGTACTCCCTGCATAATTTGGAATATAGATTTCAGAGTTAGCGAAAGTGCTGGTTGTATAAGTTGAACTGTTTGCATAAAAATAGATATTGCTGGCATCTGTATAAGATGCTGCCGCTGAGCCTGAGCCGTAGAGATAGCGACTGCTAAGATTTGTCGTTAGACCATTGAACTGTATTTTGACTGCTGTATTATTGGCATCAAGTCTTGTGCTTACTTTTAGAAGTAAGTCTGTGTAGGTGCTAGGAATAGCGGTAAAGTCAATAGCGGCTTGACCACCTGCTCCAACGGTTACGGTGCTGCCGATTTGAACATAAGTAGCCATTATGCCGCCTTGATTCCGTATAGGGTAAAGGTTGAGCCACTATCCCAATTTGCAGCATTTTCAGGCGTTAAAACTATGCTTGTAATTGCGGCAGGGGTAGCACGCCACAAAGTAGCCTGAGCGGTTACAAAAAGATTTGAAGTATTACCGCGACTTATTACGGTTTTAAAAGTAGTTGTATTGGAGTAATTCATAAAATGTATTATTGAATTAGAAACTACCGTTCCAATTCTTCCAATAGCGCCATAATTTTGGTTGGCGGCACGACCAGATAATGCGCTAGTTCCGTTGCCATAAAGCAAAGTAGTTGAGTAGTTTGTTGCAGTATCCCCATTGCATTGAAAACGCGCTGAGCCTTCACTTGATACTGTTCCAGTAATTATTAAAACTAAATCGGTGTAAGTTCCAGGAATGCTGCTAAAAGTTACACTTGATTGAGCGCTTCCAAGTGTCTGAGTCGCTATCGGTTCATAAGTTTTAGGCATTATTTAATCCCATACAGAGCGAAGGATGAGTATTGTGCTATTGAGTTGGTTCGTGCTGTGATAGTTACAGTACTGATTGCCGCTGTGCTGCGCCACAGTCCAGAGTTTAATGAAATGATGCCAGAGCCGTTTTCATCTTGACCGACTAAATGCCTGACTGTCTTAAACTTGTTAGTGTCTGCATAATCTAAAATGTCAATGACTGACGCAGAAAATACATTACTGACTGAGGAAGCAACTAAAGCAGATGCTCCTACTATATTAGCGCGGTTAATTGAACTGTCTGCAATTGCCGATGAGCCGTTGCCATAAAGTTGATGCCAAGCGTAATTGTTGCCTGTGTCACTATTAAAAGTAAGATCACCCTGAGAGGCTGTGCTTGTTGATTTTCCAATACAACGGATTTGTAAATGTTTATAGGTAGCAGGAATGCTGCTAAAGGTGATGGTTGATTGACCACCAGAACCAACGGTTACAGTAGCAATGGACTCGTAATCGCCCACTTCAGGAGCAGCGCCCCCAATTAGAGCGGCGATATTGTTTAGCATTAGGCTATTGCACCCACAACGTACCAAGTATCAGTTGCAGTCTTGATACAGGCTGCTGACTTGTACTGACCAAGGGTAGGAGCAGCCGCAACTGCGCCAGCCGATAAGACTGTGGTTGTGCCGCTAGTTACCGCTGAGATGGTGCAAGTGCCAGCGCCAATGTTTAGGACTGTGATAACTGTGCCTACTGGAAAGGCTACTGAGGCGTTGGTAGGGATCTTAAAGGCGATAGCAGTTGCCTTGTTCATAATCTCTAGAGTCTGGTACTGATCAGCCAAGACTGCTGTGTAGTCGCTTGTGTTGGTGGCAGTCGTGAAGTTGACTAGCCCGTTGTACATAGCCGCGCTTAGGACATCGCCTGTTGCTGCTGGAAAACCTGTTGCCATTTATATCTCCTAGTACGCCATTATGTTAGTGCCGATTATACCCGAAATACTTGAGCCTATGATGAACCCTTCAACAATCGGCTCGAGCGTGGTGACAGTTACCTTCATGGAGTTTGGCGTGATATTCCAGTCCAGTCCTTGACATTGTAGAGTCTTAACGATTGTAGAACCATCTGGCTGCACATTCGTAATTTTTAGATTGCTGAAGTAATCCAGCCCTAGCATTGTGGCAGTTGGTACTGCTGGATCGAGTAAATCAACTGTCATCGCGTCTATGCGGATGGTTGTCTCGGCTCTAGTTGCCACATATATCTTGGCAATGTTTAGAGCATCGGCATCAGTCTGCGCTACTAGGTTGGACTCATTGAGTTGATGCGAGAAGTACTTGGCAATAGAGGCTGCATTCTCTGAGACTTGCTGAGTGCCACCCACGATGGTCATACCTGCGCTGTTGATGATCAGTTTGTCATCGAAGGCAAATATTAGGTTGGTGTAAGGGATGCCAGTAGTCTGATTGAACTCGATCGGAGTCTCGCCGTACTTCTTAATGACGTTAGTCCGGCTGAGGAAGTTTGCTGTACCTTCTGAGTCAAAGTAGAACGCGCCCTGTTCTGAGAACTCTGCGTTCTTGATGGCATCTAGGGCTGTGCGAGAAGTGCCAGGATCGACTTGGCAGGTTGTATTGCCGGTGTTGATTGTGCGCATTGAGGTAGGGAAGGAAACCTGATCTAAAATCTTGTTAATGCGTGTGCCTGTGTCTTGTCCTGATGTGGCACTTGCTACCGTTGTGACGGTTGCCTGTTGCATAAGTCTGAAAGCATCTGTGCAGATAATATCGACGTAACCCGTTTCCTGGTTCTGAGGATAGGTGTACTTATACTCGATCGTGTAACCAGAAAATAGGAAGTAGCCCACGCCGCCCACCGTTGCTGATACACGCAACTTGCGTAGTGGAGTCAGAAAGCCCGCGTATGGAGAATTGGGGTTCTGGGGGTTGAAGTAGGAGTTAGGGTCGAGAACTCTAATTGTTGCTGTACCAGCCTCGTAAGTATCGCGCATGATGTTGCGACCGCGACGAATGCTGATCGAATAGACATCGGGAGTTAGATCAACCGTAGGCTCTGGAGTAGTAGTCGAGGCTAAAGTACCTGTGCCTAATAGCCCGTATTTAGGATCACCAATAGTGAACGGGTAGCCGAAAGTAGCGCCTGAGGTGAAGTCAAAGGAAACGCTAATCTGGGCAGGTAGGCTCATAGCGTTGCGAATGTACCTGTGCGACGGTTGATAGCAATTCTATCGCCTGATAGTGAGTTATTAGTTTGAGTCCTAGTGATAGCGTTTGTCAGTTCTTGACCATCGAGTGTCACCTGAACATTGACCTGTGGCGCTACTGGTGCGCCAGCCGCTCCACCATCTCCGAAGTCTCCAGGGAAGATTTGTGTGCTGCCAGGAATAGCGCCGCTAGTCATAGACCCAGTAGCGATAGTTGATCCGCTTGGGCTGCCGATTGCAATGCGCATTACCTGAGCCTCGATAGCATCAAGATATGATTTCCAACCCTTAAACGGATTGTTAGCATCTGGCAAGTCTTTCAGGAAGTCGATCAGTCCTTTACTTAAACCTTGAGCCTTACCGATTTCTCCAGCGAGTTTAGATGCTTCTGAAGTGTTGCCAGTGATTAAGGCTAACTGTAACTCTAGGCGCTTACGCTCATCCTCGCTAATCTTGCCTTTGAGTGCAGCCACGATCTGAGTCTGCTCAACATCGAATAGAGTGCCAGCCTTTTGAAGTGCTGTCTGCTCTTTGATGGCTTTGGTGTTCTTTGCAAGTATTGTGCTTTGCTCTTTGCTGCGCTTGATTGCAGCCTTTTCTGCTGCTGCCTTCTTGAGTTCTGCTGCAATGGCTGGAGTGATACCTGAGCCAGTCCT